ATTTCTCTGTGCCGTAGGGTCGGGTCGTGGACTGTGTAAGCAATCCCATAGAACTCGCGCACATGGCATCCGCTCTTGGCTACGGCTCCAACTAGCCCCAACAACAGTAACAGTATGAGCCAACGCATTTATCACACCACACTCCATGCAATCATATATGTGCCGAAGACTACAAAAACCCTAATTTTAAGTTATTTAAGTCTAGTTCATCACCAATTATTCCTTTTGGAAAAGTGTTAAATGAAAGGCTAACCCTTGTATTTTCACCTGTAATTTTTTCTACCATATGAATTAACGATGATGGGAACAAATATAGCATTCCAGTTGTTGCCGGCAACCACCAAGACGGAGAGTTGTACAAATTAAAATTTTTTTGCGTTATTGCTATTTGTATGTAGGGTTCGTTAAAAAAATGTAGCTTATCTGTTTCTTTTGCCGCTTGAATGTAAAACACACCTGATATTAAAGAATTTTGATGAGCGTGTTTATGGTGAAACTGACCCGGCTTAGTGTAATTTACCCAAGACTGCGTGATACACAAATTTGCACCGTCTGTAGGCGCATAAACTGTATTAAAGTATTCTTGTAGTGAGCTATTTAAAAACTCTGTCAAAGAATGCAGTTTTGTTTGACCTAGTACATTAGTTTCAAAACTTGTAGAATTTCCAGTATTTTGTCGTGTTTCTAGGTTAAATAAATACTCACGTTCCACTTCAGACAAGTTACGCCCCAGTTCAAAGCTAGCAACAGGGATTGGAAATAAATGGTTAATAAACATGTTTAAACAGTAGCAGAAGGAGCCAGCGCATACATGGTTTAGCCTACGCAATAAGAAAAGTGCCAAAAATAACAAAGGCCGCAACACAAGCTGCGGTAATAATTACTTCAGCCCAATTATGCATAGCTATGCTCCGGGGTTGATAATGATTAAATCAGAACCAACCGACTTTGTCATTACGCCACGGCAGGCAATATTCCAATCTGGCCCATCTGCCTCACCCCAACTTGAAACATTAAGCATAACGTCTTTAGCTAAGTGTTCAACGCCATTTTCAAAAACACGCCAAACATGTTCATTAGACCCTCGCCCCTCTTGGCCGCGAGCTTTATTAAATCTAATTGAGTATTTGTTCATAAGGGTCTTATAGGCCACTGAATATTAGTTGGAAAACCAGTTTGTAAACGAATCTCTCGCAACGTTCTACGATACTCAATCCATAAAGTTTTGTTACCAGAAGTCATTGGAACATCAGAAAGCATAGCCCAATCGGACTCTGCCAACATTTTTTTAGCTTTATCCCAAGCAAGTTCAGCTTGTGTGGCTTGCGCAGGGTCAGCAAGGGACTCGCCCACAATAACCCACCCTTGGTCAACGTAAGCTTCACCAAGCCAAGACAAATTACCAAGCTGATCTTGGATACCTGCTAAACCAAAAATTGGCCCCCAGTTTTCAGGGAGCTTTTGAGGCTCGTTTAGCGCTTCGCCGGTTGACAGTTTTTTTAATTGCCACAACATTTTGTTGCTCCTTCATATTAATTTTCATTCCCGGCTGTTGTTCAGGCGGGGGTAAATTTGCACCAACTTGCATGTGCTCATCCATGCTATCTGCAAACGGTGGGTGTCTATTTAAACGCAAACGCTCTTCATCTGAAACTTTCCAACCACGCCAGCTTGCAAAATCTTCACGAGGTTTAATTGCAATGTGGCATCCAACATTAGCTGCTAGTTGGTGTATCAATTCCATAGTCTCAACCGGCTGCATAATGCAGTATAAATACTTTCCGCCATCACCGCGCATCGTAATTTCTGTTGTACCCCCAAAAGCTGTACCTACAGTAATAGCGCGTGCCCGATTAAACTGACTTTCCATATCAGCAATGGCTAGCATTGCTTTCATTTCTTCCAATTTAATTTTAGTTTCTTTTTTCATTGTGGGTTCCATGAAATAGTTGCAGTTCCTCCGCTTCCAATAGACACAGGGTAAGAACCACCGGGAGTTACAGTTTGACAGTTAGACGTAGAAGTGGTTCCAGAACCTCCGGGGTTTCCAGCATTTCCACCATTACCACCAAAGCCCCCGCCACCACCGCCGCCACCAGAGCCGCCAGCGTTATAGCCCCCCCCACCGGGGCCGCCACCACCCCCGCCACCACCACGTGGGTTGGGGGTAGGAGTTCCATTAAATCCATAACCATTACCAAAAGCGGTAGCACCACCAGCGCCTCCGCTTTGACCTCCAGCACCGCCAGCACCGCCATTATTTTGTGCTGCGGCATTAGGGGGTCTAGGAGGATCGAATGGGCCAACAGCAGCGCCTCCGGTTTGGCCGCCACAACTACCCCCAGAGCCGCCCGCTGGAGTAGGCGAGTTTTGTTTAGTTCCTTGGTTTCCTGCATTTCCGGGGCCGCCGCCAGTACCCCCCGTTCCACCATTTCCAGCGTTGCCACCGGCAAAACTCAAAGAAAGCGCCGTTGTTGCTGTGCCTGTATTACCGGCATTACCAGAACTACCAGAACTACCGCTTCCACCATTACCCGTACCACCAGAACTTGGACATATGCTACAGTAAATAGGATTACCCCCTTTTCCACCGGGAGCACCACCTCCGGGATTGCCTGCATTTCCAGAATTTCCTGCGTTACCCGTGCCGCCTCTGGCGGTAATATTAACTTTTGAAACCCCAACAGGCACAGAAAATGTGCCGGGGCTGCTAAATGTTTGCGTGCCACCGGGGACTGTCCCGCCAAGCACACCTATTTTTGATGTTCCAATAGCCATATCATGCCTCTCTTGTGTTAACGCCTAAACCTGAACGTTGATCCCATTTATATCCAGCATTTGGGCCATTTTGATCTACGTAGTGCAGCATAAATTGCGCATTTAACTCGGTATCCACAGCAGCTTCTCGCCAGTGGGTAACTTCACACCCTTTATAAACCACTGCATCTCCGGGTTCAAGTGCAAACGACACAGGTTCTTTCCCAAATGCTTTCATCCAAATATGCCATGGTTTTCCTACACAAGCAACATGTACCGTTACTGAAATTTCACAAGGATCTCGATCTACATGCGGTTTAAGTTCACCCCCTTTAACGTAAATCCGAGAGTACGAATATGTTGGGTACACGCTTTTCCCAGTTATTTCTTCAATGTGTTCTTTTGAATTGTACAGAATAGTTTCAATTAAAGGGTCAGCGTATCTTTCAAAAGATATGGCAATTTTATCTCCACCATAGGGCATTAAGTTTTGTTTATGCGAGTACTCCATATACCTTGAAATAGTTTGAACAGCCTGCGGGTCTAAAAACCCTTTGACTAAAACACAACCATCTGTTTCAAATGCAGTGTTAAAAGACTGTATAGAAGCAGTAAGGCAAGGACTAGAAGAATTTAAAGAACAAAACATAGTTACATCAGTCATAAAAAAACCACCCCGTTACAATGTATTTACTTTGTTCACCGTATACAGGGTTGCCACGATGTGCGTGTGTGTGAGCGGCGGGCCATAGCAACATTAAATTTTCTTTTGGGTTTACACGAGTCTGTTGGTACAAAAATTCAGTCTCACCATTGTTGTTTTCTGGCAGTGTATTTAAATACAACATATAGGCCATGACGCGATTCGCGTGGTCTTTACTTCCTTGTTCTGAGTGCCAAAGATGGTAACCACCCCCAGAACCGGTGCGTTGCATTTTCATAGCCGTACCACGAATATTTCCACTATCTAATAAAACAGAATACTTAGATGTGTATTCCTCATAGCAAGCTTGTAAGCCATCAAAAAAAATAGCTGGTGAAAATTTTTCATTAAATTTAGTTAAGTCATGGCACGTAGCATTTAAAGATATTTGGTAATCGTCTTTTTGATGTTTAAACGCACCTTCACCTTTTTGGCGGTTTGAACCAGCGCCTTTGGCTTCCATGGCATCAAATTCATTGATTAAATGCTGGCAGTACCCCTCCGGATACACATTATGGAAAAACCCAATAAAATCTTTATATTCAATGTTCATTTGAATGCTGGCCCCGATACCCAAGCAACAAGAGACTGGCGGCTCCCTTGTGTAACCGGCGTTACTTGGTGTAACGCATAAGACGGAAATGCAGCAACTAGCCCACGTTCTTTTCTAACATTGCTAGGATTACCAGAAGTCATAATTTGTAGATTACCACCTTCGTATTCTGCTGGATCAGCCAACTGCAATACTAAAGATAGCTTACGGCTTATGCCCCTACCATAGTCTTGATGCCAACCATACATACCATTTTCTGATTGATCGTAATTGGTCAATTGAAGTGTTTCAAAACCT